TGTAGGCGGCGTCCCTGCCCCCATTGAGACCGAGGATAAAAAAAGTTCTTTGAACTCCGGGTCATTTGCTAACTCGACTGTACCTTTGATAATATCCCGCAAGCTTAATTCATTAGGATCAGAACCATTGACAGCGCAGAGGATTGCAAGTACATCTGATTTATGGGTTTTCAGAAGGTTCGGAATTTTCTTCTTGAATTCCCGAATTCCCATTTCTCTGTCTGTTTCACCTTCCTTCTTTTTCCCACGGAACATTTCCAGATTATCCCAATCGAGCGCAATATTTGTGATCGGTTCTACGAGGTCTGCAATGACTTCTACAGCACGTTCTCCTTTGAGTTCACTCAGCTTCATGTATATAACTCCTATGCGGCAACCTGCTTGATGTAGTAGGTTGTTGAATCATCGTATGCTGTTCCTGCGGTTACTTCAGTGTATACATACGGAGACTGTGTTGTTCCTGCACCTGAGCGAGTGTAGTAAGTAACACCATATTCAAACCCTGCGGAAGTCAGGTCAGCGGCAACATACTCATAAGTGACCGGAGTTTCATCCGTTCCTGCCTTGATGAAGAATTCCATCGGGACAACATCAAGCTCATTCATGGAAACATGACCAGTAAATTCGACAGAGAATTCACCTTTTTCCTTGTCAGAAGTCTTCATAGAGAAACCGCCTGTGCTAAGAGCATTCAGCAGATGAATAGCAACGAAGCCACCGTTTGTAGCACCGTTCTTATCGCTGTAATCACCAACAAACCAAACATCATCAAAGTCATCTTCTGAAAGATCAACACGGGGTACGATTTTAGTCGTATCATTTGAATCAATATCAGCGGCGCCAAGCATCATCTTCACTACCGCAGTGCTGACGGTCAGGAATGTGCCGGAAATCTTACATTCCCAATTGTCAAGACGTTTCAGTTCTTTTGTGTTTTTCGGGCAGTTATCGACATTTTCGCCGAAATCAGTAAAAGACGGAATACAGGAAACATTGATGCCGCCAGTAGTCGCGCCAAGAATCGCATTTGCTGTAATAGCACCTGTCGCCGGATTAAATCCGGTATCACCTTTCACCAGAATACCTGCATTGATTTGAAGTCTCTGGAAGGTATCAGTAGGAATTTGTGTGAATTTTGCCATTATAAACTCCTAATCAGCGGTAAAGTATTCCGCTTCGATATTTATCAAAATGCGTCGGATCATGTCATTGTCATCCGACATTCTTTGCGCGAAAGGCGATGCAGGTTTTATCCAGACTGCTCCACCATCGCACGGAAGTATTTTTCCACCTCTGCCAAGGTCAGATTGAATCTCAGTCATTTTTGTAGTGATTTTAGACCATGACGTACCGTAATCCCAAAGCGAACCACTCATTGCAACAGGAGACCCAAGGCTCCCTATAACCGCATCATATGTGATATAAGGAAAGGCGGGTCTATCTTCTGCTGTCGGCACAGTATTTTCATCATATGCGGGAATCCCGAATGATGACCAGAATGATTGGAGAGCCTGAAATTTATCCATTGGACGGTAATGTATATTCCTCGCATGTACACTGTCGCATATTGAGCGAAGCCGTGTCAGGCGTATATTTATCATCTCCGTCAGACGTTACACGAAAGATTTTTTTATCACGTTCACGACGAAAAACATCGTGATACTCCAAAGTCAGATTCTTCTTTGTGGTGACAGTATACAGGCTTGTAACTCCTGCGGCTTCTGCCTGACGCGCCTGAATGGACGTATCAAAGACAATTGCCGCATCGAATTGAACACCTTCCGTCCAAGTGGTTTTGTAACCACCATAGCCATCGTTCACGAGGGGCTTTGTCAGCATCGTACAGCTTTCAAAAGCATCCTGTAGTAAGCTCATACTGCTCTAAACTTTCTCCATTTATTCAAACGGTTTGCATATACACTCTGCCATGTACCGGAGCCGTTACCATTGTCACTGCCAGAACCGGAACCAGTCCTGCTTGATTTACTGTAACTGTAACCACCGAATGATTCAGACGTAAACGGTGACATCGCCTGACTATCAACTCCACCGTATTTTGCTTGCCACGCTTCAATTTCAGAAGCGAGGTCAATTACAGCTTTCGGTACTGCCATAAGCCATACAGCACCGTTGAAGGTTTCGTCCTGTAAGACAGGTCTGTGCGTTTCAGGATGTTCCTGTGTCGGTTCGACTTCAGGTTCATACTTGTAAACGCCATCATTGAACACAGAGCCGACAATCCTAAAATACTGACCCGGTTGGATTCCGGTTTCAGACAGGTCAATAGCTCCATCAACTACCTGAAAAGTTCCGAAGAGACGATTTCTCGTCCCATCGGAGTTCTCATCAAAATAGTTGTTCAGTTCTCTGCAGATTTCTTCAATCATCGTTCTTCTTTCGACGGCGTTTTGGTTTTTCTTCTAAGATAGGTTCTGGTTCTTCTGTTATAATCAGCGGTTTTCCTGTCTTATTCTTATCCGACAGCAGTTCTTCTACTCGTTCACCGGAAGGTGAGTACCCCTTTCGAGGGTACTCATCTCCAATTTTGTAAACGTGTTTTTGATCCTGCAAATCTGCAAAAGCTTTAATCACTTTGTACATTTCTTATGCTCCCGGTGTCATAGTAACTGTTACTGTGTAATCGGTTTCTGCACCATATTCAGACACTGTAATCGTCAAAGTGTTTTCACCTTCTGCCCATGTTGCGTTCTCACCGTTTTCTACAGGAGTGTCACCAAGCAGAATCGCGATTTCAGCATCTCCATCGGTCGCCGTTGCCGTCACTTTGTCGGCTTCGTTCGTCGTTGCGGCTGTGTACTCCGTCACGTCACTGCTGAATGCCGGAGTAAGTTCTACCGACCCTATCGCCAGCCCCGAGAGGGTCGTTATCCTTTTACCACTACATCAACGGAGGAAGAAGATGCAACGACCTGACCTGCCGCATTGGTGGCGACCATGGTCATCTTGTGTCCAGAAGTAAAACCAGTGACATCATCAGCAACACCGTTGGTCAGCGTGATCTTCGTCCAACCTGCCGGAAGAGCAGTACCGTAATCAGGAGCAGTCGGAGCAGTACCGGATTCGGCTTTTGCATAGAACACCCAGTCAGCAGGGATGGTTTCAGGAGCAGTCACGGTCAGCTTTGTAGCACCAGTGGTTTTTGTCGCGGCGCCACTCGTGAAGGTGATGGAACCCATAGTACCCTTGTAATTGACATTGGCGATACCGTCGAGATATTCAGCCATCAGGGTCATGCCCATGAGAGCGAAAGATTCGGAAACGGCAGTCTTGTAATCACCCTGAGTGTGGAAACCAATGAGGTTGGTTTCGCCATCGGTGGTGTAAGCAAGACCTGCTTTTGCAAATTCGCTGTCATCCGGTGAAACATAATAGAGAATCATGTTCTCAATCGGAGTCGCAAGGATGATTCCGCGAGCAACCTCAGATTCAGTGCAGAGGAAAAGACGGCGATAACCGAGGAAGTTCTCGATGTAGTTCATACCGAATTCACTCTGAACGGTGATATTCGCCGCACCGAGGTAGTCATAAGCGTCAAGGATGTTGCAGAAACCAACGATTTCAGTAATACCCTTGTGCATCGCCTTCCATTTATTCCGAACCTGACCCTGAGCTTCAGCAAGAGCCGCCTGAAAAGTGGTTTTCACAGAAGTCAGAGTACCGGAATTCAGGAAACTGTAGAAACGTCCAGTGACGTTGTTCTGAAGTTCGAAGAGAAACTGATCGTCGGTCAGACCAACGGCATCATCATAGCCGTGTTCGTTGATCGCTTCAATGGAAACAGCTTTCGCGTACTTTTCCACATTGATTTTCGCGTAATCTTTTGTCGCAACGCTTGCCTGAGAATACGGAATCTCGTTACCTTCTTCGACATTACCGCTCTGAAGAATAACGGATGCGTACTTTGATTTCAGGACGGTTCCCGGAGTCTTGCGGATCGTCCGCATAATCCCCATAATATCACGCAGATGTTGCCAGTTTTTGGCAAACCGTGTGACGAAATCCACCTCACGAGCGGTGGTATCGATATTTACAGATTTGGTAAGTCTATCCTTTGCCATAATAAACCTCAAAAATACTAATAACCAAAGAGTTCATGATTCTCAGAAATAGCCTGTTGTCGTTCATTTCGATCTTTGATGTTCATGATCTCTTCTTTTGTACTGTACTTCTTTCCGCCATTATTTTCCGGCGGGTTAGATGTATCAGCACCCTTCTCACCTTCGCTTTGAATGTAGTCACCCCAATCTTCTTTGATGGCTTTTCTCAGATTGCTTGCATCTTTGATTTTTCCATTTTCATCAAGTTCGACTTTTGTAACTCCCATCCACTTCAAAACCTGCTTTGAACCTTTGTCAGACATCTTCATATCAGTCAGCAGTTCCTTCAATGCGGATTCCTTTGCGGCGTTTGTCGCTTTGGCTTCCTGCTCGGCTTTGTAATCGTCAAACTCCTTTTTGAGTTTGTCGTAGTCTTTTCCTTCGCGTTCCTTTGCGTCGGCTTCGACCTGCTTCTTCAGCTCATCCAGTTCCTTTTGAGCATCAGCGATTTCTTTAGCTTTCGCTTCTGCATCATCATTTCCTTTATCGACCAACTCTTTGTACTTATCACGTTCTGCCTTGATACCTTCAAGACTGTCAGTGTGTGCTTCAATAATTTGATCGATTTTGTCCGCTTCTAAACCAAGAGCGGCAAGAAACTTTCTTGATAAACTCATTATTATTCTCCTGTTCTTCGGATTGTGTGTGATTCCCAGTTCTTCGGGTAAGACCATTTTCGTGACGTCACGCAAATGATTAAACAAAAAAGGCGGTCGGATTTCTTTCCGACACGCCTTCTCAGGGACAATGCCTGTTTCATGTATTATACACTA